CTATTTTTATCGTCTGATACAATATTCATGACATTCCACCTTAAGACTATGTACGAAGCATTGGGTCGTAAAATTATAGCTGGTGATGTACTAGAGTTACCACACTTAAAAGAATACTATGCACTGGACGAAGAAGTTCCAGCAGCATTGCGCAGATATTACATGGTACAAGATGGTAGTCGACCTGCAGAAGGTTACAGCCCAACTTGGTGGCCACACTTGTGGCGCGTTAAACTTACGCCGCTTGTTGATGGACAAGAAACACAAAACTTATTTGATCAACTTGGACCGGACGGCGAACCGTTGGATGATGCATTAGCTGATCCAGAAGAAACTTACGGCGATATTATTAGCAACAATGATCTACTAGATGAGATTAACGACGGCATAATTGAACAAGCTGAAAATGATGTACCAGCTAGCGGATACGACACTAGCGAATTTTATGTTGCACCTATAACAGAAGAAGGCGAGCACCGCGAACCTGAGAATCTACGTGCAAGCATGACAATACTGCCTGGCACAACTACTCCAATCACAGCTGACAACGAATCACTAAATGCAGATGCTACAGGTACAAGCCCAGAAGAAGGTATTGCTGGTGGTGCTATTTCAGGTACATACATTTTGGGTGACGGGTTAGCTCCAAATGGTTATCCTGTACTTGAAACAATCGCATTCCCAACCGATGCTATTATAGGTGACTTTGTATTACGCATTGACTACCTTCCAAATCGTCTATTTAGATATGACGGTAAGCATTGGATTAAGATGGAAGACAAAATGCGTACTCCATTAACAGCTAATGACCGTGACACATTGTTAAGCGGATTCCAAAACAACGAAAATACATCTTCCGGTAGTGAAAATGATAATTGCTTTGGCACAACAGAAGAGAGACAAGCATTAAGTCAGATACTAAGACCTAAAGCAGACAACTAATAAATAACACTATGGCAGAATCAAATCAATTCTTTTACGACGGGCAAGTAAGACGCTTCATTATACAATTTATTCGTATCTTTTCTGGATGGCAAGTCCAGTATGCTGATAACGTTTTAAAAACTGTACCTGTTATGTACGGTGATCCAAGTCGACAGGCTGCTGTCATTATGAAACAGAACAGCGAAAACTTGTTAAGCACTGTACCTGCTATGGCTGCATATGTAACCGCATTAGATTACGACAGACCACGCATACAAAATCCATCGCATGTTGATAACCGCGAAGTACGCATGAGATATCGTGACGTGGATACTGGCGAGCTAACTACAGAACAAGGTAACGCATTTTCTATTCAGCGTCACATGCCTGTTCCTTATGTACTTAAGATGAAGTTAGACATTTGGACCAGTAACACTACGCAAAAATTACAGATTTTAGAACAGCTATTGACGCTGTTTAATCCTGCGCTTGAAATACAGTCAAGCGACAACTACTTTGATTGGACTAGCTTAACCACTGTTAACTTAACAGGTAACAATTGGGATTCAAGACAAATCCCAATGATGCAGTCAGACGCTATCAGCATTAATACAGCGTCATTTGAGATCCCAATTTGGATCAGCCCACCAAGCAAAGTTAAGAAGCTTGGTGTTATTCACCGTGTCATTAGCAGTGTATACGATTTAGAACTAGACGATAACGCTGACCAAACTTCTGGATTCGATGATAACTTATTAATGGGTCAGCGTATTCGCGTTGCTCCACTAGATTTCGATGTGCTGCTATTAAATAACGAGCTTACGTTACACCGTTCAGCAGAATTTGTTAGAGATGACGTTGCTCCAGATACAAGCGCATACAGATTATATACAGCAGACAACACAAATATCACAGCAGACAATAGTGCTATCACTGTTGACTTGCAAGACACTGCTGCAAACGAATTTTATCCGCCAATTACTGTTAGCGACAATCCAAAACCATCTTGGGACCTTGTGTTCGATATGTTTGAAGGTAAAATTTGTCCAGGTATATCACAAATTGCATTACTACTTCCAGACGATGTCAATGAGGTGCTGGGTACAATTACACAAGACCCAAATAATCCAAATGCGTTGTTCTACAGTGTGGATACTGATACAATTCCAGCTAATACGCTAACAGCGGTTAATGCTGTTATTGATCCATTAAAATCGGGACCTGGAACTGGGTTGCCGATTGTCGATGACGTATCGGGTATAGGAACTCGTTACTTATTAGTAAACGATATAGGCGATGATGCAAATACTCCAGGCAACGAAGCAACAGCCTGGGAAGGAACAGGCGGAGAACCGTTAGTAGCTAAGTCAGACGACATTGTAGAATGGAACGGTACACAATGGATAGTAGACTTTGATGCTGAAGTAGCAGTAGATACAATCGAGTATGTAACAAACTTAACAACACAAATTCAATACAGTTGGGCTAAGACACTTTGGATTCAGTCTTACGAAGGCGAATACGTCAGCGGGCGCTGGCAACTTATAGTATAAAGGTGATCAATGAAAAAGGCTTCAATTGTAGGAGCCGGATGTTTATTTTATAGCTTAGCAACAAAACGCTATCTATTTCTATTACGTAACGGATCTAAATATTCAGGTACCTGGGGATTACCAGGAGGCAAAGTAGACGAAGGTGAAGCTATCGTTGAAGGGCTTTACCGTGAGATCGATGAAGAGATGGGTGCTACTCCAGAATTTTTAAAAATTGTACCTATCGAAACGTTTACAAGCAATGATTACTATTTCAACTACCACACATATCTTATCGCAGTAGAGAACGAATTCATTCCTGTACTAAATGAAGAACATAAAGGTTATGCTTGGGTAAACATTAACGATTATCCAAAGCCATTACATCCCGGCGTTTGGAATACGTTTAAGTTTGAGGTTGTGCAAGAAAAGCTAAAGACTGTAGAGAAGTTATTTTAGTCCTAGGAACTTGCCAACAGTTAGTACTGCCTCAGACAAGTGTCCACCTACAGTATCCAAGTCTGTTAAGTCTGCAAGAGGCTTCTTCCAAACCATGTCTGCGATCTTGTCGTTTGGTAATGTATCCAAGTCCATTGATAGCCACATATCCTGTGAGTATACTTCTGCTGTTACTGTAGCGCCTGTTGTAAGATCTTCAAATTTGCCTGAAGTACGTGCTACCATTGTTCCTGCTGTGTTGCTCGCATCAAATGTTAGTGAGCCTCTTGCTATTTCTACTGTAAGAGTGTCAAATGCGTTAGTGCAATCTGAAATAGTTAAGCCACCGTTGTGAGCACGAACAGCTAGCGTTGATGGGCCTGTACCGTCCATACTAATAGCCGGTCTTCCTAAACCTGGAATAGCAGACGAGCAGTTTGACATAAACGCATTCGCGCCATCAACGACAAATATGTCGCCGGATATAGCACATCTCGAGAAGAACCCGTTCATGTAGAATCCGGCGAGCAGTAAAGATTCTGATACAGAAATGGCTCCTACATAAGTTCCCTCAATTCGAACTCTGCTGAAACTACTATTAGTTAAATCAAAGCCAGCGGTGTCAACTGTTGGATCACCAGCACCAATTATGCTGAAATTCTTTAAGTTTCTATCTAACGTTATATCGGAGACTACATGCAGAGTAGTAATACCAACTGATTCAGCATAGTCTATACCTGCAGTTAATGAGTTAAATGGCTGTCCTTGTGAACCGATACCGGATGGGATTGCTTCTGTATCAATCCATATAGTTCTTTCTTGACCAATCCACAGATCGTCTAAGTGCTCACCGTAAACCATTTCAGCAACTAATGTCAAGCCGCCGTTAATGGTGCCAGTGTATAGTTGGTCGCCATTTTCATCTATAACGTGGCCGACACCGGAAGCGAATACGTTGCCAGAAGTACAGGACGAATCGATTATAAGATCGCCAGTGTTGGAGTTAAAGTGAACATCGCCGGTAGCGTTTGTCTTGTTTATTAGTCTAAGCGGTCCATTATGTCCGCGCACAATTAGGGCAGAGGTTGTGCCGTCACAATCTACAGTTGGTGTTGTGCCAGTTGCAGAGAAACAGTTTGTTAATAGGGTAGATTGTGTGCCGCCCAGTGTAATTGTTCCGCCTAGTCCACTGTCTAAAATAAATCCGTCCAATGATAATACGTTTAGTACACGGCAGGTTCGTATTACATTATTATTGTCTACTGTTCCTGACACTGTTAGTCCTTGGAATTCGCAATTGTCAACATTAGCTGCGTCTGATATAACTACTGATGATATCAATGGGTTTGTTCCGTTGAAGTCATAACCAACACTCCAGTCGCCGCTTGTTAATAACAAGTCGCCTCGGACCTTAACTGAGTCGAAACCGCCGGCTATAGCAATCGCTAATGTATCTGTATGGTTGTTAGATGGAAATTCTTCTGTACCGGCTGGATGTGCTGTTCCAGCTATCGCTTTACCAGATAGGTTATCAGGATCAACCGTTACGGCACTATTGAAAGCTGCATAGTCTGATTGTTGTTTCAGCTGTGGAACAACACCCTGTGTAATCGGCTGTAGACCTAGGAATGCTACAGTGAAACCACCTGTAGTAGGAACAACAGATGGAAGATCAATGTCTAGTAGAGCTAAGTTACCTGTCACTGTAATTGTAATATCTTCTTCTGGAGCCTTAATTCTCCAGCCTGCGGGATTGTTTAGGAAGATATATGAACCTTGGTTTAGTACTTCAGTAAGCGGGTTACCACCGTCCGATACTAGTGCTTGTGGGAAACGTCTGTTGCGCGGGTCTGCTAGCATCCAGTCTTTCCAGTCTCTATATAAGTCGCCAACAATGTCAAGCTCAGTCACACCTGATTCCAAGGTGATTAGAAGATTGATGCCGTCGAAGTCAATTGCCATTATGTTGTCCTAAGTAAATACGCTTTACGTATTTATCAAAAGTTTTAACGGAAGGATGCGTTACGATCTACTGTCTGTTGAACGACAATAGTTTGGTTAGTTGCTGGCCAAGTAAAGCTTTCTACACGAATAGATTGATATACTGTTACGCCTGGCTGCCAGTTGTGTATTACATAATCAACAGAAGTACCAGCAGTTAAGCCTACAGCAAAGTTTCTATTGTCTACTGAACCAGCTGTAGCATCTTCAATACCTGCTAGTTCTACATTTGTTCCAGCCTCATATACACGCACTTCGCTATTATCTTTAAGGGAGTCAAAAGTAACAGTTACTGATACTGGTGGCACATATTGTACGCCGTCATCATCAGTATAATAAGCCTGTGTTCCTGCGCCACCGTCAACTACTACAATACCTTTACCGTTGCTTCGTTCTGT